AGATCAGCAAGGTGATGGGAGAGTTCAAAGATGGCTCTCTCAAATCAGGCGGTTCGGGTAGAAAGGTAACAAATCCAAAGCAAGCCATAGCAATTGCTTTGTCGGAGGCGAACAGAATGAATCAAGGCGGGATGATGTACAACCAAATCATGCAACGACCAATGTTCCAGACGCCTCAACAGCGCCAAGGCATGGGCATCATGGCAGGCGTTGCGCCTGTGCGTGGGTATGCATCGGGTGATCTCGCTGATAAGCAAGATGGCACGGAAGAAGAAGGTGAAGGTTTATTTAATGAAGCCCTAGCAAAAGCATCGGAGATGGGTGAAGACGCTGTAAACTACCTTTTAGAAAACCCTGTTGAAGCCGCGCTTATGTTTATTCCAGGCTTGGGGGTGGGGGCTGGCTTGGTTAGGTTTGGCCCTAAGATTATTAGTGGGCTGAGGAGAGCTGCGTCTAAAACTAAAGCGCCTAAGAAAGCGGCTGGCAAAAAACAAAAAGCCCCACCTAAATCTCCATCGGCTCCTGCTAGTTCAAAGAAAGCGCCTGATGCAGATGCGCCTGCCAAGAAGTCTTTCACGCGCCAAGTTTTAAGTGGAGCGCGTCAAGGTCTTAGACCAATAGTAGCAATACCAGGCGCTGCCGCGGTATATGGCGTAAATCAATTAATTGAGTCAGGCGCGCTTGATCAGTTTATAAACGATCCAATGGTTCAACAGTTGATAGAGGCTGGCACGCCTGTTTATGAAGCTATTACCACTGTCTTTGGGAATGTCGCTGACATTATATCGCCAGACACTGGCGAGCGCGTTGAGCTACCAGAATCTGCCCAAGCTCGTTTGCCTGAAGTAGAGAAAGCTAGGAAAGAAGGTTTTCCAGAAAAACCTGCAGCTAAAAAAGACGATGGAACGGGCACGCCTGCGCCTGAAGCAACGGGTATCATGAAGTTCTTGTTTGGTAAAGACGGTATCGGTGGTGATCCGGGCGCAGTTGGCAAGACCATGGATTATTTAGCTGACCCAAGAACTCGTTACGCGCTTGCTCGTGCTGCGGAATCACGCCCCGGAGTGGTGGACAGAAACTTCTTCACCGACTTCACGCTTGGCCAAGCTGAATACGATCAGCTACAAGGCAAGGATGAAACTGCTTTGATGCAGAACTACGAGTTCTTAAAAGCTGCTGGCAAGAGCGATGATGAGATCTTTGATTTGTTGTTGAGTAAAGATACCGAAAGTGATCGACGTAGACAGCTTGAAGAAGACACTCTTACTTTATTTAACACTCTTAAAAAGGATGATGTTTCAAACACAGATCGTAGTGTTTTATACGAAGAAGCCCGGAGAATGGCACTGAGGAATCAAGGTTTAATCCCTCCAGCTGAGCCACAAGATAGCGACGTAGTTCAAACTGTTGATCTTGAGTAATGATCAGAGTCAACCTGCCTGATGGGCGAGCTATCAACGTAAAAACAGACAACGTTGATTTAGCTAAAGCCAGAGCTAGAAAATATCTGCAAGAGAACCCTCTTGTAGAACGTGGCGCTCAGTTGGGCGAAGAAGATGTATCTGCCATTGGCGACATTGGTCGAGGTGTTGCAGCTGGATTGGTTAGTGCTGTAGAGGGTGTAGCGACTCTACCATCAGAGCTTTCTGGTGATGAACAAAGCGCACAAGAACTAAGAGAGTTTTTTGCAAAGTACAAACCAGACACATCTACAGATATCGGCGAAGCTGCTCGCTTCATAGCTCAGTTCGCAGCACCTGGCGGTATCGCCGCAAAAGCAGCAAAAGGTTTGGGATCGATAGGTAAGGTCGGTGCGTTTGGCGCTGCCGATATTGCAGCTACCACTCCTGATGTAGAAACCCTAGGCGATTTATTTGAAGGTGGCCCCACTCAAAGAATTGATACAGCTGATTTAGCCGGGGCTGAGCTTGCTGCTGCGAACCTGTCAAACAGATTGAGAGTTGGTGCAGAGGGAGCGGCATTGATCCTTGGTGTGCCAGCGGTAGCGAAGTTAGGGTTGCAAGCAGTGGGTGCAACTGCTGGTGCTATTGGCAGAACCGACTTTATAAGAGATGCAGCTCGAGCGATCAAAGACCCCAACACACCATTTCACGACGTTGGTGTAAAGCCAGACCTTTCTGACCCAGGCTTCATCCGAGGCAACATAAATCGATTCAAGAAAAACTTTACCAAGTATGCAAGGTTTCAAGGCGGCATGCCTGACAGGTTTACCAAACAATATGATGCTTTGCGTATTCACGAAATAGCTGCTCAAAGTTCTGCAGCGCGACAAGCAGTTGAGAAGATAGATAACGCTCTAACCTTTGTTAACAAGAATGAAGGCGTCTTCAACAATCAAGATAAGAGCAGAGTTCTTAACACGTTGAATGATTTCTTGTTCGCTGAAGAAACCATGGCGAAACCAGGTTTGAGTCGCGAAACGATACGAAACAATGCAGCTAGAGAACTCAAAGAAATAGATGACATCATCGCCAAGAATGCATCAAAAAGTTTGTTTGCTAATCGCAAAGACATGAGTTTGTTCAAGGGCGCAGAAGATCTGCGAGGCCAGATAGATGGTTTGAGCGAGTCGGTACGCGACATATTGCGTGATCCGATACTTACTCCAGAGATGCAAGCAGATTTGATTGAAACCATAGGAAATAACAAAACCTTCTATGGCATGCGTTTGTACCGCGCTCTTAACGACACAAACTACACACCAACTGCTGAACAAGCTGACAGAGCCATCAAAGAATTAGTTGATTCAAGCCAAGGGTTAGATGATGCATACAAGCTGACTGATGCAGACGCTAGATCAGTATTGAACGGCATGCTTCAGAGCGACTTTAGTAATGCCAAAGTGGCCCCTAAAGATATCATCGAAACGCCTACGCTGACGGGTGTTGCTCAGGGTATGTTGAAAGGTCGGCGTCTAGACAATTTGCCTGCAGTCAGAGACTTCCTTGGCGAATACACAGGCGCTAAAGATGTGATGATGCGAGCAAAACCTGAACGCATAAGGGCGCGTGACGTAGGAGAACAAGAGGTCGGGCTACGCACAAAGATGGCTGAAACCGTTGATGTGTTGTCTAAACAGATTGCCAAAGCTCGATACTACAAGAACTTGGTTGATTACAACGAAAAGCTTGGAGAGCTTGGGCAAAATAAATTTTTGTTTGATCAACTTCCTCCAAACGCCCAGTTGGGAGAATATTCTCGGATAGGTGCTGAATCATCCAACCCGCTGTCAGAAATAACTGAAAGCGCCAAGCGTAGGTTTGGGCCACTCGCTGGCAAATATGTGCGTAATGATTACAAAGAAGCACTTGAGAACGGGTCACAGATTTTTGATTTATCAAAAGGCAGTCTTCCGCTGTATTCAACCTTTCTGGGGTTGAAGGGCATGTCTCAAATCGCCAAGACGGTATACAGCCCAATCACACAAATAAGAAACGCAACGACTGCAGGCTTCTTTGCTTTAGCAAATGGCAACATAGGAAACTCAAAGTCTTTAGCCAACTCCTTCTCAACAGTGTTCAGCAATTTAAATCAAAAACTTACTGGCCCAGGTAAGTCTGGTTCGACACTCGCTGACAGGCAGAAATATTACAACGAGCTTATAGACCTTGGTGTAATTAATACGAACGCTAACATTGGAGAAATTAGTTCTTTAATAGACGATGCTGTTGAAACGACACAGTACATGCCTAGCCTTTTAAAGAAAGGTTTTAAAAAAGCTCAAGGACTGCAAAATAATTATGCAGCCAAACTCTACCAAGCGTCTGATGATGTATGGAAAACATACAGCTATGAAATGGAGTTAGGCCGACTGCAGAAAGCTTTCACCAAGGATCCAAACACGGTCATCAACGTATCTGACCCTAGAAACTTCACTGAGTTTGGTGCAGTTGTTAGAAAGGCAGATTTAACTGAGGAACAGTTTGAAACCCTATTGAAGCGTGAGGCTGCTGAGATCGTAAAAGATACAGTGCCAAACTATGCTCGAGTGCCAGAGTACATCAAGCGACTAAGACAAATGCCGTTTGGTAACTTTGTTGCGTTTCCTGCAGAAATGATTAGAACAGGCGGCAACATTCTTGGCCGCAGTATCAAAGAGCTTGCAAGCGATTCGCCTGAGATCAGAGCGATTGGCATGAAGCGATTGCTGGGATTCACCTCAGTCAACGTAGCCATACCTCAGTCATTGGCCATTGCAGGCACACAACTTACTGGCGCAAGCGAAGAACAGGTGCAGGCGTACAAGCGATCAATGGCTGCTGATTGGGATCGTAACTCTACGTTGATACCGATAGCCACAGACAAAGATGGCAACATCACTGATCTTTACAACTTCTCGTACACCAATCCTTACGACTATTTGAAACGTCCGTTTAGTGCTGTGTACAACGCTGTAAACAATGGCATCACAAAAGAAGAAGAACTAAGCACTATAGCTTTCAACGCAATGTATGACAGTGGCGCTGAATTCTTTTCACCATTCATGAGTGAGTCAATCGTCACTGAAAAGATTGCCGATATGGCTAGAAACAAGACAAGTTTTGGAAGACCTATTTGGAGAGAAAGAGATCCCCTTGGCACCAAGTTTGCCAAAGGCTTCGCTCACTTATCAGACGGCATCATGCCTGGTATATCACCAATTGATTTTGAAGCGGATGTTGACTCTCCTGTTCTTGGGCTGAATGTTCGATTAAGAGACTTTCCTAGAGCGGTTGCAACTGTCTTGCCTACAGACGCTAGGCTTGGTGTTACAAAACAAGGTTTTGCTGTAGATCCAGCACAAGAGTTTACAGAGGCTTTGACGGGCGTTAAGAGTTTGAAGCCAAGAATTGACAGAGTTCTTTACTACAGAGCACTTGAAGCTGGGCGAGGTGTAAGAGATGCAAGTGGAATTTTTACATCTCTTGCAAAGCAGAGAGGGTCTGTGGACGCGGAGAAACTGACAAAAGCTTACATCACCGCGAACGAGCAGCGATTTAAGGCATTGCGTGATCTCAACATGGCGATCGAAGACGCTAAAACTCTTGGGCTTTCGACTGCTGAAATTGTAAAACCATTAAAAGATGCAAAGACACCAAACTTAAACTTTCTCATGGCGGGCAGATTCAACGCATTCTTTCCTAGCTCGGAGACTATATCGATTGCTTTACAAGGAAATGAAGACAAGCTTGCGAACCCAATAGACCTTGGCGCACTAGGAGAAGCCTTCGGTGAGTTCCAGGGTAGCCGATTTAGACCACAAGCTGCAGCCGAAGCACAGGCCGCACAAGCGCCTGTTGCTCCACCCCCTACACAACCACAGCCTACGCCTCAAATCGCGCCTACACAGCCCAGCACGCCGCCTATGTCGTTGTTTGACCGTGGCGTTGATGCGTTAAGACAGATAGAGTTGAACAAACTCCTAGGCATTGATTAGTGTGGTTCCAAAAAGAAAGCGATCAAAATCCAAATACTTTGCAAAGCGAACTGAATACGATGGCATCGTGTTCGATTCCAAGCTTGAAGCAGCCAGATACAAGATACTCAAACAGCTAGAGCAGGCTGGCGAACTCACTGACCTTGAAGTGCAGGTGGAATTTCCCTGCGTAGTCACCGTCAACGGCGAGGATCAGAAGATCTGCTCATACATAGCAGACTTCCGATACAAGCGCGATGGTGAGTATGTAGTCGAAGACACCAAGGGCGTGATCACTCAGGTGTTCAGGCTCAAGAAGAAACTGGTCGAAGCCCTCTACCCCGGCACCAAAATACTGGTGGTCAAAGACCCCCGCAGCTGGGACTAAAATTTAAATAAAAGATCAGTCATATAGATTATCTTCGATGGTGACAGATTTTTAGAAAGGGTAGACAAATGGCTTTCTGTCAAAACGGCGCAGTGCGTTCATCCATGTTGTCGATCTGGCTCCCTGGGAACTCAGCCCTGATCTTCTCAGCATCGATCATCATCTCAGCATTGAACTGCACCTTGGATAGCTCACGCATCTCAGCACTAGAGTAGTAGTATTCACCATCTTCTGGCCTCACACCATTGTAGAAGTCGATGATGCCCACTCTGTACGCTGTGGCGTCCTCTGTGCTCCTCTCAGGCATGTGATCTGCATTCA